CCGCTCCCGACAGCAAGCCCAAGACATCAAAGCAGATAAAGAAGTGGCTTGCCGATCCGTATTCCGATTCTGCGGAGTATAAGATGTGGGGCAACGGCGTGGCTCTGCCGTGCGTGTTTTTCGTGCTTTCGGGCATTGTGTATTACTCACAGTTTCCGACCGCATAATCGGGCGGTTATTCTACGGTGGAAAATCTTTTATTTGCTTGCTATTTCCGGGCTTTAGAGTGATGTATATACATGCCGAAAGGCACAGAAAACAAGCAAAAACGGAGGTAAACGCAATGCAAGTAAAGTACAACGTAACAGGCGCAAGGCGCAAGGAACTGGTCAAGGTCATCGCCGACACCACGGGAGCAAACGCAGAATACAAATTCATGCCGACCTGCAACTACGAGATCGACTACACCACGGTCACCAAGGACGGGACGCTCCTCTTCGATGACCGCGCCGACAGCGAGGAGGTCGAGCGGGTGCTTGAAGCCATCGCCGCCGCAGGCTTTGAATGTGAGCCGCAGGACGGCGCGGATTCGGAGGTCGAGGAAGAATCCGAAACCGAGGACAGCGTGGCACAAGCCGCCGCAGAGGGGCTTACGGTGGCGGTTCCGAGGGACAGCCTTTCGGACGCAGCCCTTGAGAACCTTCAGCGGATCGTAGATTCCAAGGCGGCACTTATGAAAAAGGCGCTTGGCGCGGACAGCCTTCCGATTGAGGTGACGGACGAGAAGGTATCCTTCCCTTGGTTCACGGAGATGGACGGCGATTCCGCAAAGGCATATATGCACCTTGTTTCCGCACTCTGCGAGATGGCGAGAAACGCCAAGCGCGTGACCGCCACGGAAAAGGAAGTGGACAACGAGAAGTACGCATTCCGCTGTTTCCTCCTGCGGCTGGGCTTCATCGGCGCGGAGTACAAGGTCGAGCGGAAAATCCTGCTGAAGAACCTCACAGGCTCCTCGGCTTTCAAGAATGGAGGTGTCGACCATGAGATTTCCGAATAAAGAAACGGTAGAGCGTATCCGCAGGGAGTACTCTGCGGGCGCACGGGTAGAACTGGTACGGATGGAGGACGTGCAGGCTCCGCCTGTCGGAACGAAAGGCACCGTCCTCGGCGTGGACGATACCGGCTCCCTCCTCATGCGGTGGGACACGGGCAGCGGACTGAACGTGGTTTACGGCGAGGATATCGTAAAGAAGCTCGCAACGGTCACGACCATCTGCTATGGAGAGAAAAAGGTGTGGGATTCCCGCAAGGAAGCCGCCGACTTCTTCCTGCAGGCTATCGCAGGTTCGGAAGGAGCAGAGTGCGAACGCTATACCACGATCTACGCAAAGCTGGTATCGGGATTGGAGGTGTGCAGCGATGACGCAGAAGATTAAGGAACAGATTCTCGCAATCCGCGAGACAGGGCTTACTAATATGTTCGATGTGAACATGGTGCAGCGCCTTGCTTATGAGCGGGACTTCTACGAACTGGTCAATTATCTGGAGGAGCATAGGAAGGAATACGTCCGCTTCATTTTGACCGGCGAAGAGGAATAAATTACACAGTTTCCGGGGAGGATATCTGGTACATATATTTCTCGGAATTGACTTGATATTATGTGCTTTTAGAGTGATATATGTACATACCGAAAGGCAAAGAAAACACCGAAAACGGAGGACACGAACATGACGATCAACGATGCAATGAGAAAATACAGACTGCCGAATCCTACCACGCCGGAGGATTTGGAATGCAGATGGAGCAAGCTGCTGACCTTTGGAGACAAGGTGGTCATCGCGGGATACTACTACAACGGGCAGAACAAGCCCTGCTACTTCGGAGCAACCTACGAGTTCCTTGACGATGACCATACCTGCGAAGGAGCCATCGGACTGCGGGCGGCAAGCGAGGTCGAGTTTGAGGATGACGGCCACGCAATCGCCTGGGCGATGCAGCAGTAAAACACAGCAATCCGAATAACCAAGGAGACGGGCCGGAAGGCTCTGTCTCTCGTACAGATACATTTTGGAAGGTCGCAGAAATGCGGCTATTTTTTATGCCATTTGGGAGGTGGTGCAATTGCGAAAACTGAAGAAATACAAGCCCACCAAGTTCATGGCGAAAACATCCCACTACGATAAGGACGCCGCGGATTACGCCGTCATGTTCATCGAGTCGCTCTGCCATACAAAAGGGACATGGGCGGGTAAGCCTTTTGAACTGATCGACTGGCAGGAGCAGATCATCCGCGACCTGTTCGGCGTTCTGAAGCCCAACGGCTACCGCCAGTTCAACACGGCATACATCGAGATACCGAAGAAACAGGGCAAAAGCGAACTTGCGGCGGCTGTGGCGCTGCTTCTACTCTGTGGTGACGGTGAGGAACGCGCCGAAGTGTACGGATGCGCTGCAGACCGCAACCAGGCAAAAATCGTGTTCGATGTTGCCGTGGACATGGTGCGTTTCTGCCCGGCTCTCGCCAAGCGCGTGAAGATACTGGAGTCGCAGAAGAAGCTCGTGTATAAGCCGACCAATTCATCCTACCAGGTGCTTTCAGCGGACGTAGCGAACAAGCACGGCTTTAATACGCACGGCGTTATCTTTGATGAGCTGCATACGCAGCCGAACAGAAAGCTGTTTGACGTCATGCTGCAAGGTTCCGGCGATGCGAGGATGCAGCCGCTTTACTTCCTGATCACCACGGCGGGAAACGATACAAATTCCATCTGCTACGAGGTACATCAGAAAGCCCTGGACATCCAGGCGGGACGGAAGGTCGATCCGACATTCTATTCCGTTATCTATGGTGCGGCAGAGGACGAGGACTGGACGGACCCGGAGGTCTGGAAGAAAGCCAATCCATCCCTCGGTATCACGGTCGGTATCGACAAGGTGAAAGCAGCGTGTGATTCAGCACAGCAGAATCCCGGCGAGGAGAACGCTTTCCGGCAGTTAAGGCTCAATCAATGGGTGAAGCAGTCGGTGCGCTGGATGCCAATGGATAAATGGGATGCCTGCGCATTTGCTGTATCCGAGGATGATCTGGAAGGTCGCATCTGCTACGGCGGG